CAGTTACTGGCTCTTCTATAGGAGCTTCTTCTTCTTCTGGTGCAGGTGGTGCTTGTTCGAATAATGCTGAAAGGAATTTTCTTTTAACATATTCTCGAACTAAACGTTCTTTACCTTCGCGTGTTAAGTTTTCTATGCGATCTTTGATGTTTTTTGCATTATCTTTTTCATCTTTATCTTGACGCTTTTTCATGATCTTCGCTGCATGCTTAGGATCATATTCAGCATCATCTAAATCTTTATAAAGACGATCGTCTGCATTGTATTTAACATCATATTTTCCATCATCTACTATTTCTTTATCAGTTTTACGTAAAACATTTGCTTGTTTTTCGCCTGTAGATTTTGGGTTTAATTTTCCATCTTTATCGTCTAACGTATAATCTTTTAAATCTTTACGATACGTTGGTTTTTTATTTTCTGGTTTTTTGTATTTGCTTTTGTGTTTTTCAGACATCGTATTATCCTATTTTTCTATATAAATATAAATATCACCTTGCGTATTTTAACACCCCTAAAATTTGATTAACTGGGGCAAATGATCCTGTGAGCTTATATGTATGCCCTCCGTATACGAATACAACTCCTTCAGATGGGACAATTGCATCGAAACCACCTAGACGCTGTATACGACGAAGTTCATGTTCTAATTTTTTAATGGTTGCTTCATCTCCACGTGATTGAAGGTCTTTGATTAATTCAGCCATTTCTTGTTTGATTTGTTGAACTGAATTAGATGGATTTGCTGCTAGGAAGTTTTCTGCATTACGTAATGCTACTGCTCCTAACCGTAAAAATATTGTTTCAAACGGTTCCATGTTTTGTTTTTGATATGATTTGAAATCTTTCTTATCAAATTCTGTTACCCATGTTGCAAAGTCTGCATTTTCAATTTGTTTTTTAACACCGGTGATGTTGGTACTTTTATCATTAAATGCCCAACGATTTGTTAATATGGTTAAGATATCATCTGGAATTTCATAACCTATTTCTTGAGCTTTTGTACGAATTACATCTGCCCACCATGCTCTATGATATTCTGAAACTAAATCAGTATCTTGTAGGTTATATTTGTTTCTTAATTGATCTATTTCATTGAAAAATGCAGCTTGTTGATCTTCAAAATCCGAAATACGTCCTATCTTGATTCGTTGTGGTGGAATAAATGAAAATGTTTTTTGTAAGTGTGCATTTGCATCTTGTATGATTCGTTGTAGTGCACCACCTCCTGCTAAATCAGTTTCAACTACATTTCCAGCTTCATCATATTCAACTAGATTGTGAAATTGAAGATGTGCTTTATCATATGATATAACGTTGCGCGTTGCAGGATATATTATTTCCATGTTTGCAAATACACGTCCATTTTTAAATATCTTTGCTAATGTCTCTGCTGGGAGTTTCGTTAATGCACTAGTTAAATCTTCAGCACAATTACGATATGCATCAACAACTCGTTTATATCCTTCTGCTGCATCAGCTCCAGATTTTTCAACTGCTTCTCTGTATTTTCTTTCAAAATCAGCAACAATGTCTGTAGGAGTCATTGGATTGATTACAGTTCCTTTGTTTCGTGCAAATCCTGGTTGACCATTTTTCCATGTTACTTGAATGTTTTGTCCATCAGTCTTTTCAGTAACTGCATCTTCAATATCCAAACGTCCGGAAAGAGCACGTGCAACAATTTCTTTCATATCACCAAAAGATAGGGCATGATCATCATATGGATGTGCCATATGTCCTGCAGCTCCTCCTTCTGTTAATACATTGTTTGTAGAAGTTACAGATTCAATCTTATATATAACGTCATCTGGATTATTTGATTGCCAACGACGACGCTGTGCTTTAATTGTTCTAGGTATTAGTTTTATTTGACCTAATTGACGATCAAATTCAAGTTGAAATGGCATATGAATTGGAACATCGAATTGATAATCTGATTCAACTGCTGATGGATTTCCTTGTTGATATTGTTGAACTATTTCTTCACCATATTCATCAGATAAATCTCTAAACAAATTTTCTAAGTCATCTAGCCGTATCGTTCCTTCATTTCTAGGATCATTTAAACGTTCAATAAAATGTGTAAAATGTCCTTGGAAATCAACATCGATACCATATTTTTTGAAAAATCCATCAATTACTGGTTCTATTTGACGAAGTTCATCGCGTGTAATAAAGTTTTCTTTAATAAGATTTTCATTCAATTTAACACCCAATACTGTTTTTTCGAATTCATCAAAATCATACGTGAAAGGCTTACCAAAATTTGAATCCAAGAATTTTTTTAGTTTTGAAATTTTATGTTGATGTTTTGCAGCAGTTTTAGGATCCATATATCCTTCTAAAAACTGTTTAATATCTTCTTGCAATTCATCAATCCAAGCTGCTTTAGATTCTTGTACTCCGGTTAAAATTTGCCAAGCATTGCGTATGTCAGCATCTGATTGTGCAGGATATGCAGCTCGAAATTCTGTAAAGTCTTTACCAGCAATTGCAGCACGTACATTTGTTGCTGATATGGGCTGTCCACTTCGATATGTTAATGGATCAACATCTACATTTAATTCTGTTGCATCAACACCTTGTGGTATCGTGCGTCCTGATTTATCGCCAACTACTTTATATTTATCTACATTTGCAACAAAATCTTTGGCTCTAACATAATCATCTCCTTTAGCTGATGCAGCCATGGCATAGCGTCCCGTTGCATCGTTTGGTAATGCAAAAAGATATTCATATGCGGCCATGATTGGAGAATTGAATTGAGTAGGTTGTATGTTGATTTTAGGATTTGAATTTAACAAATCAAACATTTCAACAGTTTTTTCACGGGTAATTCCGTCTCTGTCTTTCGGGCCTATCAATAAAATTACTTGATCGACATTGGGTAATTCGGCATAACGTTGTGCTAATGCTAAATGTGCTCCAGTTAAAGGCTTGAAGCCTCCTGGAAATAACGTTGTTATCTTATTCATTAATATATCCGTTTTATATAAATATGGTATTATCCATCTACTGGTGGAGGGAATGCTGGTGGCACAACGCTACTACCAACCGATCTACTCGTACGATATACAATTCCTTTCATTCGAAAACTGCTTGCAAGCGTTGTGGCTGTACCAGAATAATTAATAATTTGAAAAATTCTACAATATTTTCCCCAATATTTAGCAAATTTATCATAAAATCCAGTATTCGTCATTACATTAACTGTACGAGATGCGCCTACTGTCAAACTAGCTGCACATATTAATAATGGACCGGATGATAGGCTAGGCGATATCGGATCTGGATCAGACCACGTATCGTAATAATTAGCTCCAGGATTTGATGCTGTATAACTTGCTGATTGTATAAACCATTGTGTTTGTAATGTTTTAGTACCAAATCCACCGCCATTATAAAATTCAATCGTAGCTGAAAACTGCATTCTAGTTTCGCCTGGTAATATAAATGTTTCAAATATTGAAGCGGTTTGTGGCGTTCCACTAAGACTACTAAAATCACCAGTATATGAATATTCAGCCCGATCAAAATAAACGACTCGTCCAATATTTAATCCATCTGCATATTCATTGTTACTATCAAATAAAACTAAACCGTTATTTACTGCAGTAAACGCTGATGCCGTTACACTACCATCTGGAGATAAATGAAACCCGCTTGATGAAATTTCAAGTAATCCATTACTACCACTAACAAATGTTGTTGTTGGATTACCAAAAAAGAAATTATCTGTTGCAACATATATTTCATTGTCAGCAGTTGAATATCTAAAATAACTTGCAGTATTAAGATAAAGTTCTAACCCTACACCTGAATATGGTGCATTATTTTTAGACAATTGCCCGTTAAGTGCAGAACCTGACCATAATAAAAATCCTGGAAACCCTGCATCGAAACCTTCATAACCTAATGATCTAACAAATCCAGAATTAGAATATCCACTGATTGCAATACCTGATTGTAAAGAATCTGCGACATACAATGAACCTGTAAGCATCGAATACTCACCATCTATATAACGATTTCCACCCTGCCATGATTTATCATAAAGATATGATGTTTGTTTGCTTTTTACACCAGCTACGTTGTAATATTCTACTTTAAATGAAATCTGATTGTTTGATTTATGTGGAGTATTAATTATTGAGCGAATTCTTGTATAATTAGGAGAATAACCTGCATCATTATCTGTAGTTGTTCTAACATCAGCAATTTGCCATTGGCCTGCTTCTATAACGAAAAGCAATGCTCCAGTGCCTTCATAATCAGATTGAAAATTAAATATCATGTCATCAACACGTTGTGAATCTGATGTGACTTCTATAGTTCCAATTCGTTTTCCTAATGTTCTAGAAAATTCCTGATTAAAGTAATCTGTAGAATCAAATGCAAATGCAGAACCGGAAACATAAACATGCATCTTTGGGTTAAGACCATCTGCTGCACGAGTTCCTAATGCATCTACATTAATTTTAAATGATGATGTTTCAATAAATATACCATTGTATGCAGTTTTAGTTTGAATTACATGCACGGCATTAAGTGCTGAAATATCTGTTGGACTTGTTACAGACATTGCATTATTCAGTGATGCCGTAGACCAAGTTAATGTGGGTGGAGTACTAGTAGTTTTGCCTAGATATGTAAACGCTTCCCAATATGTATTAATAATGCTTTGTGATGTAAAAATACCTATAGATTCATCTGGATATAATGATGCAGTGCTTGAAATGAATATTTCTGTTTCTTCTAATTCAACATCATTAACCAATTCCCACGTTCCAACTGTACCTTTATTATTTGTATAAACTTTAATTCTAGAAACATCGCCAGTTGCTGGATCTAATCCTTTTAATTGTAACAATGCAAATGATTGTGAGTTTTCAGTTGCAACATATGTTGGGGATGCTTCATATGACAATGAAAATGCCGATGCATCAAATTCCGTATAAGTTTGTGGTGATATGCTCTGGCTACTATAAACCGTATATTCTTGATCTAACAAAGCTGTTGTATCAGATAATATCTTTTTTATCGTAGAAGTATAAGGTGAGGAAACCACCGGGAAATTAGGAGTAGGCGTAGGATTAACGGGTGATGTAACTGTAATAGTTCCAGTTTTCATATCTCCTGTGAATTTTCCTCCCGTTATTTCAATTGCAGGTTGTCCATTCAATGCAAAATATCTAACTGTACCTGTTGCATATGTTGGAAATTGTTGGCTTCCAGAATAAATTCTATCTAATTGAACTCCAATTTGTTCCGATACTGTTACTTGTGGTGCATTAGAAAAAATTATTTCAGTGTCATTTGAAACATTTGGATTAACTGGCACTGTTCTAATCCATTTAACATTAGGACGTCCTTGCCATTCTTGTGGTACTGGTGCTCCTTGTATTGTAGAAGCTTCAGTTAAAAGTGTTATGGTGCAGTCACCCGGAGACGTTTCTGAATATACATATATTGCAATAACACGTGATTTGTCTTCATCAATGTAATCTACAACTTCTGTATAAATTGGATCGCCATTATAATCTAAAACTTCAATATTCAATACACCGCCAACGCGTAAATTTGTAGGATGGCCTCGAAGTTTAAATAGATTTTTTCCAGCAGTTAATCGATTAGGAAAATCAGATATTTGAAAATATTCCGGTGATGTTAATGAAGTATCATTATAATAAACATCAATAAATTCTAGGCCTTTATATACTGCTTCTTTACGCTTCATTGCTGTGATATTTTAATATAAATATCACACGTGATTGATCTGGCTGAATTGTTTTACATTTATCAAAATGCCATTTCTGCATTACATTAACTCCACCAGATTTATTACAATGAGGACATGTTGATATTCGATATTTTCGTCCTTTTTGTGCATCACTAATATTTTTTCGATGTTGATCAGTTAATGGTTTATTTTTTAATGCTAATGAAAGTTTTTTCTTAGTTTCTTCTGATCTGGGAATTCCAGTATTCCATGGTTTTGTTCCTTTTAATTTTTCGCTAAGTTTTTTCCTAGTTTCAGTACTTACAATTCTACCTGTATTCGATTCACTTATTTTTTTACGAGATTCGATTGATCTTTGTTTTTGTATAGCAGTTTCTGAAAATCCGCCGTATCCGCCTTTAGTTAAATTATAGAAGTTCGGATCTTCTATAGCATTCATTTCTCGTATTAAATATTCTTCATATAATCGAGCTTCATTTACATTATCAAATTGTTTTATAATACGTTTTATAAAATTATGTTTTCCGTGTTTTTTTATTGCTGAATTTATAAGAATACCGGATCCATAATAATTTTTGCTCTGATCAGGAGTTTTAGAACAAAATCCTATATATTTTTTGTTGTTAAGTAAATTAACAATTTCATATACATATGCCATAATAGTAAGTACCTTTGGCGTTCAAGAGTTGAGGATCTTTACTAACCAAAGGTCTTTATTTAAAATATTTTACATCGTAGCCTCAACTCTACATTAATAAATATAAAGTTGATAAAAAATATCAATGATGTTGTATTACACTATAACCATTTATTTTATTAACTTCTATGAGATTATCTGTCATATCACGCATTGAATCAACATGTGAAATAATAATAGAAAAATCAAATTTTATCCGCATAAATTCAAATAAATTAATTAATGCTGAAATGTGATCTGCATCTAATGTTCCGAATCCTTCATCAATTGCAATGAAATTTGGACGAGGTAATGCTGAAACATTGATAAGTGCTATGCGGATTGCTAAAGATGAAATGAATCGTTCCATACCACTTGTTAATTCTAATGGCCAAAAATTATCTTCATCATATATGATATATCCATTAATGTTTTTTCCATCGGTGTTTAATACCATGTTAAACTCAACAATCTGATTAAGCACATTGTTTATTTCAGACTCAATTTTAGGAAGAGCTTTAGTAATTAAATCATACGGAATTCCATCTCGTTTAACTGATTCTAAATAATATCCATATGCTTTGTATTCAGTTTCTAAACGCTGATATGTTTCCAATTGTTGCAATGCTGTTGCTTTTTTTGTTTTAGCAACTTCAATTGCACCATGCAACGATTTAATTTCAAATTGTATTTGTTTTAGTTTTTCAGTGCACTCCGTTATTTTAGATTTGCAAGATTCAATTTGAGCGTTAACTGTAACATTGTGTTTGATTGCAGTTTCATTTTTACGAAATGAGTCTTGTCGTTCAACTATAGTTTCTAATTCAGATTCTTTAGTTTGCAAATCACTTTCTAAAATCTGAAGTTGCAATTCATTGCGTTCCAAAGTAATCTTGTTTGTCTTGATTGAATTTTGTAAAGAATTGTATTGTTCTGTTTGTTCGAATATTGGTTTCAATGTTTCTATTTCAGAATTCAATTCTACAATTTCTTGTTTTATTGCATCTAATACTTCTCTATCTTGATCAATTGTATTCTGGGCTTCGATTGCATTTTGCACGAAAACGTTAGATGTACAGTACTGGCATTCTGGATCATATTCATGTGTTGCAAGGTGATTAATTTTTTCTTGTTTTGCATTTACTATCTCCTGTTGTTGACGTAATTTTTGTAAACGAATGTTAACTGAATATTCTTTTTTCGCATATTGTTTTGTTTGTTCGTTTATATCATTGATATCAAATTGTGTTAATTGTGTTTCTTGTGTTTCAATTGTAGTATTTAAATCATCTAGATCTTGTTCAGATGTTTCTATGTCTTGTTGTATTGTTTCTATTTGTTCTACTAATGCCGATTCTTGAATTTTCAACTGTTGGAAATCTGGACCTTCATATGTAGTTGGCATCTTTGTTTCAATTAAAGAAACAATTTGTTCTTGCAAGGTATTTCTTTGTTCTTGCAAGACATCTTCTTCATTTTCTAGATTTGATATAGTATCTTGATTTGCCATGATTATTTCATCAGCTGAAACAATGATTTCGGCAAAATCCGTTTTCTTATATTCTTTTAAACGACCAGATGATTCTTTTACTTCATCAGCAGCAAGTTGATAAAGTTGTTCAAATACCGTAATATCTAAAAACTGAGAAAGTAGGTCTTTACGTTCTTTCTGAGATTTTTCAATAAAGTTGTTGTTATCTGCTTGAAGCGAAAATGCAGTTAAAATAAAATCATCATATGTTCCCAAGTAACGACGTATATTTTTATTTGTTTCACTTCGTTCTTCACCATTCAAATTTTCTGAATCAGTATAAAAATCAACATCAACTTTAACGTGTGTTTCTTTTTTCTTGTTCTGCGTTCCTCGACGTTCAATTGTATAAACTATACCATTCATTTCAAAACGAAATACACCGCGGAACCATGTTTTCTTGTTGTTTAATACTTCATTTGCTTTACCTGTTTTACTACATTTATCAAATATAGTATATGTTATAGCATCAAGCAATGAAGATTTACCCGAAGTATTTGCAGCAAATAAACCGCAAACATCTGACAAGTTATCAAAGTTTAAAATATTACCTTCACCATATGAAAACATGTTATCAAATTCAAATGATATGGGATGCCATGTTGTATGACGAATTGATTCAACTGCTGGTAGTTTTGAATTAATTGTTCTGTTAATGTGTCGTATTGCATCTATTTCAGCAGCCGTTGCTTGTGGAAAATTTGAATCAATATAATCTGATAAAAATGTGTTTTGATATTCAACATCGCGTACATTGCCAATAGCTAAATTTTGTATGTTTCCTTGCTGTGTATTATTGATAGTTCGTTGAATTGTGATGTCTTGAACATCATATTTTTTGCGAATAGTTGCAATCAGCTTTTTCATATCTGCTGCACTAGTGTCATTAAATTTAATTCTGATTCTAGGTTTACGTGGCATTCGATGTGGATGCGATGCAATTTTATCTCCTTGAATCTCTAATGTAACATAACCATAATCATTTTCAATTTGAACAAACTCAGCAGTTTTTGTAGCAACATCCCATACTAAAATTCCATGATCTAATGCTTCTCCATGATTTTGTTGTATTAACGAACCTGGATATGCAATGCTTTTACGATCATCTAAGAATTGAGCTGGTTTGTGAATATCACCTAGTAATGTAATGTCATGTCCTTTAAATAAATCTATAGTAACATGATCGTTTGAAATTTCATATCCGATATCAGTCTTTGCAGTATGAACAGCGCCATGGTGTAATGCAATTTTATATGAAGCCGTAAAATCTTCAGCTTTAATGTAATCTGCAGGTGTCTTATCAACAGCCATATGATTCCATGTAATGCCGGCAAACTCAAATATACCATTTTCTTTAACAAAATGAATATTTTCATTGCGTATAACATCTAGCACTGGACTTATAGCATCTACACGATGCATATTATTCAAGTTCATGTCATGATTACCTAGAATAACAATTGTAGGCAATGTGAATCCACTAAAAAAATCAACTAGCATTTGAACTAGTTCCGGAGACATATCTAATTTGCTATGAACAATATCTCCAGTTACAACAGCTATGCTATTTTCGGTTTTATGTTGATTAATATATGTAAATAGATTTTCAAATACATGTCGATATTCTGTGTGACGTTTCAATGTACGAATATGCACATCTGAAATATGAAAAATTTTATCAATTTGTTTTATGTCCATAACAATCCCATTCTAAGCTCCATTACGCGCTCAAAGGTTAAAATATCAGTATTTTCTATGATTTCTGTAATTTGTTGGAATCCTAATTCCGATGCATCTCGATCTTGCAATTCGATAAAGTGTACATTAAGTCCTTCGCCCATGAATCTTTCAGCAATATTCAAAGCATTTTTCAATGCATCGGCATCCAAACAAATGTATATATCTTTAACTCGTTCTTCAATAATTTTCTTTTGCAGAGCCGGTTGTATTATTTTACCAAATAATGGAATTGCATTGCGTTTAATTGCAATTGCATCAAAAGAACCTTCACAAAGAATAATAGGTTGTGACCAATTTATAAACATTTCAAATCCAATGATATCTTTTGATATTTTCGGGTTCTTATGTTTCTGAGTATCTGCTTTATAAAATGCTCGACTAACAAAATAATTGAGTTGGCCCGCAGCATCATAACTAGGAATGATAATCTTTCCAGAATATTCTCCAGCTTCGCAATATCCTATTCGATATTTCAAAATATCAAAAATAGTAACGCCGCGTTTTGTTAAATAATGTATTGCATTACGATAGTCCGGTGTTGATTTCTTTTTCCATAACGGAATATATTCTGTAGGAAGTTGAATAGTTTGAGTCGGCTTTGATTCCGTATCAGTATTTCGATATTTACTTGACTCAATTATTCGATTAAGTTGTTCGAAACGTTCTTTAGGTAAATTAAGTTGTTTAAATAATGAAACAATGCTTCTACCTTTTTTATCAGAAATCCAACAATGCCAAGCATTTTCTCCGGCTGATGTTGTATTAATATCAATTTCTAACTTTGGTTTATAGTGAGATTGAAATGGAGAAAAGAACGCAATGTTATTACCAGAAGTAGGTTTACCTTTACCTAGAATTGATTCTAGTAACTGTAAAAGTTTAAGGTTCTTCATATTAATAATATATCGAAATTCTGTAAGTAATCCAATTAATTATATTAATATTATATAATATATGTTTGATACATACATTTCATTCCTGATCAAACGATTTCATTACATTAAACATTTCATTCAATCTATTAATTAAATAAATTTCATTAATATTCATGATATATTAAAAATATTTCAAATATCAAACCTTATTCGAAAAAACGTTTAACATTTATTGGTATTTCTCCGGATTTCACACATTCAGACAACCATTCTGCAGGAATATCTTTCTTTGCAACATGTTGTATTCCTAGTTTTAATGCAAATTCAGCATATGTAGTTTTGCTAGTTTTTGTTAAACGTTGATTAGGATTTTGAAATACCATTCGTATATCAATTCCAGGATTTGATGCTAATACATGTTTCATTTTTTGACGATCTGCAGTAGTCCAACGTCCTTTTGTTTCAATAAACATGAAAGTTCCATTACGTTTTGTAAAAACAAAATCTGGAGTATATTTTGCTTTACGCTCCGGTACTATATAATGTATAGTTTCTGTTTCGTATTTCAAATCATATTCAGTAGATTTTATCTGTTCTGCTACAGTTTGTTCTAATCCAGATTTATATCCATATTTAATAGCTGTTGCTCGTTTTGAATTACCAGAAGAGTGAAAGTGATTTTTTCTCATAACTTGTTATTTCTATATTTACCAATCAACTAGAACCATTTTTCCGTTCCAAATCATAACATTATCTGCACGGAAATCTAAATCTAATTCTAAATCTAATACTCCAGTTTTTTCAACATCTCGTTGCAATGCACGTAAAAAATTTACTATTTCCGGGTTAGTGTCTCGAGCACCATCAGCATCTAAAAAATCAAAAATTGAAACTTCTCCACCTTCGGCACGTGCATAATCTTTATAGCCAGACATGAATTCATTGATATGCATTTTATCGGCATTACTTAATTCATCTGCATTTGCCATAACATACATATGTTCTTGTTCGTTAACATAATATACCGGGATAAACGTTGTGAATTCAGTCCAACGTCCTACAATAACAGCTGCAACTTCTATTTCATCACGTTCTTGTGTAATTTTAAAAACTTTATCTTCTCCATCAATTTCATAAACACGACCGTTATCTCCAGAAGCTAATAATCGAAACTGTTTTTGTTTGATTTTATCTAGTAAACGGTCTACATTGTCTTCAGAAATTTCTCGAAGTAATTGTTTTAAACGTATCATGATATATTCCTATCTAAGTCAATTCGAACTAAAAGATTTGTATCAACATCTGTAAGTTTGCGTATTGGTTGAGCTAATTTACCAATTGCTAACAATTGTCCGGAGCTATCATATAAACCAACTGTTGTTATATAAGGTGAAAATGAACTACTGCTAACAAATGATTTATATGTTTGATCATCATCTTGAGTTAAAGATAAATTAGATGACATATTAAAATCACCAGATCCAATTTTTGCAACCACATTCATTTCGTATATTGTTTTAGTACTACGATATGATGCAGTGAATGGACAATTAAGTACATCATCATAACGATAGTCTGGTGTTGTAATCACAACCAAACCTTGTTTTGAAAATACATTACCAACACGATTTGTTTGCATAAACGTTAAATCCGTATCTAAATCAGATAAATATCCAACTTGCGTCGACGTTAATGCTTTATTATAAATTCGGATTTCATCTAGAATTCCAGAAACTCCATATCCTGAATCATAACCTCCAATGAATAATGGTTCTTTGTTATCAATTCTAGCTGATGCTGAGAATGGAGATAATGTATCAACAAGTAACGTACTGCTAGCAGATGCATGCAGTGTACCATCAATCCACAATTGCATGACACTTCCGGTTGTTTGGCAAACAACATGATGTTCTGCACTATTCATTGCAATTGATGATGTAATTCGAGATTTAAATTCTGTACTACCTGCAACTGTAAAATTAATACAACTGCTAGTATCTAATTCAATTTTAAATGGATATTGCGGAGATAGTGAGCTTGTAGATTTTGTTACGATTATTTTAGATTCGCTACCAGTATTTTCAGCTTTAATGAAAAACGAAATAGCATAATCATGATTTCTATCATATAATCCATCCAATGTAGTTTTAATATAGCCAGCTCCATTAAATTGAGCAGCATAACCATATTGACCAGAACCATTATTATAAAGAATTCCCGGAATATATGTTACATTAGACGATTGATATGTAATTCTTGATGCATCAAAATATTCGTTAAATCCTTCAAACCAAACAACTTCTGATACAATTGATGCAGTTGGATATGAATCGTTAATTAAATTACCATAACGGTCTGAACTAAAAGAAACCGAACTACCAGAGTATGAACCAGTACCATATGATGCTGTTCCATAATATGAAATAGATGCTGGACATGATAACTGAAATGATGCTGGTTTTATTCCTTCTCCAATACGTACTTGTGGAAACGAAAGTATGGATGCTGAATGATATAAATTTTTCGTTATTTTGTTTAAGTCTGTCGGACCAAATGTTTTTAATGGCTCTGACTTGTACTTATAATAAAAATGATTAGTTGAAAAATATGTAATTGTTTGTAATGAGCCATTTATATTTGCAGCATCATTATATGTTAATCCAGAACCTAAAGCCGGCAAAATGTTTGGGTCTGAATAAATAGCACGTAATGGTAACATGCTACTAGTAGCGCTACCCGATGTAACAGTCCAAGATTTATATGTTTGAAACGCATTAACATTCACATCAGTAGCATCTATCTTCTTGAATACCGTTGGATAAACTCCTTGATATGATTTTTGTTCTTTTATTCTAGATTCTGCCATATAGTAAAAACCCTGCTACATTTAATATAAATATAACAGGGCTAAATTCGTGTATGTTTTTAATAATCTAACTTAACTCTTATAAGAGCTTCTCTTTGGAAAGATTTAAGTAATGGCTTACTTAATTTTGCAACTGCTAACAACTCTTGACGATCGTTGTATAATCCAACTGTCGTAATATATGTTTTAGGATCACCAATAAACGTTGACTGTGCAATTTGTCCTACACTTCCTGTTATGTATGATGGATTATTAGAAAGGTTATATTCAGCATTTTTAATTCGAACAAAATAATGTGTACTTGTTACTTTTTCTGAATTACGTGCCATGAAACCATATGGATCGCTTGTTGATGGATTTGTCACTAATGCAGATCCGGAAATTGAATGGAATAGAGCAAAATGGTTATTACCTTCCGAACTAGAACCAGTATTGGTTTGGAACTTAAGTTGTTGATCTAACATTTTGCCATCCAAAATCAATGTTCCATAATCTGGATATGCTAATCCATAATAAATTGGTGCAGTTGGATTAAATACGCCTCCATTAATTGAACCAGATACTATATTATAAACTTTACCAGAATCTCCAATTTTAGGAGCAGCTAATGAAGAATCATCAATAAGTGTTATGATTGCAGTGGAACTAGATACTGCAACACTACCCGTTGCATTAGTTGCACGACCAGCTGCAATTTGACGTAATGGAACTTCAAAATTACCTGCATCTAAACGCTCTTTCATTCTGTTGCGTTTAAAGTTAACTATGTATATATAATCAGTACTTCCTGATCCAGCAGTCGTAAATCTAGTATCAGATGGCGGTAATAAAAGTTGACGATATTGTGAATATATTGCTTTACTAGGAGAATCATTAAGTTGTCCCTGTGAATCAGAACCACTACCTAATGCATGTCCGAATGCCAAAGAATATTGTACAGCTGAACCAGTTTCAGTTGGAGCTTTATGAAGTACATCTACATAATATCTACGTTGGGTTGTTGTTTGTGATGATGCTGTAAAGAATGTTTCTAAACTTGCTACATTATCTGACCATAACCCACCTGTAACTACTTCGGTCTGATTAGATATGATATCATTTGCCGCATCAAATTTTGTAAATGTTCTACCATTACGAGCTGTAATCTGCGATTGTTGCATTTCAGCAACCATTTGATTTGCAAGTTGTTGTGCTAATTGCTGTACATTTTCGTTGATCGTCGCTTGAGCTTGTGTTACTGGCGCCGGGGCTGATTCAACTTGATTAGCTCCACGTGGTGTTGATATCATTGTAGCATCTCTAGTTTGTGCCAACTCCGCGCGCGGAGTAATTCTAGGAAATCCACCAAGTCTTGGTTGTTGTTTTATTGTTGTATAATTCATTTTTTAACCTATTATATAGTTGCAGTCGTTGCTTTTTTAACAGTTACATTTATAGTTACACTACCACCAGTTTCATTACCAATTATAGTAACAGTTGCAGCTTTATCTTCAATCATTTGAGTTTTTCCAACAATTCGGAATTCGTAGCCTGTAACTGCTACACTTTGTGCATCTTCATTATCACCAATAAAACGTGGTGTTGTAGGAAGAACTGAATTTTGTAATGCTCTAGTTACTTGAATATCACAAACCGTAGAATCTGATAAAATTGCTGTATAACCTAAAGTAGCATTTCCGCCTTGGAAGTTACTTGTATTAGGTGCCACGATAGAACTATCACCTGGTGCAGCTAATGTAATTGATGTATTACCAACTGTAATAACCGGTATGTTAGTTACTTGTTTTGGCAATGTAATTAATTTATATTTTAATGCTTGTGTTTCATCCGGAATAGCTTCAGTGATTGGCATATTTTCAATGATTGTTCCGTAATAGTTTGTTCCTAGTGGATGATCTGGATTCCATAACGAATAATCAATTTCGTCATCTCCTAATGCAAATTGCGTAATTTGAAATGCATTTCCACCTTTTGCTAGCAATTCTCGACCTTTTAAAGTAAGTATTGCGTCAATTGTAACGCTAGAATTATCTAAGTATCCCATAATGTTTTAACCTTATTTTATATAAATATATTTGTTACTAATTTTATGCTAATCTAAAACTTCCTTGATCTCCAATCGTTTGATATATCAACTGATTTGGATTAGCTGTTCTCCATTCTGCTACCGGGCCGCCATCATACGTTTGTGTTGAATTAACATTGAAGGCTGGCGATGTCATTTTAGTTCCAGAATAGCGTTGATTTTCAATTCCGCGTGGAAAAAAGTCGGTAACTTCTGCCGGTTCATAAGTATAAAATCTTTTATCTAGTTTTAATGTATCTAATGTTAATATCTCAACATATGTTGGTACTGTTGGATCTGTTGTTGGTAATAACGTTGTAGTATTTGGATTTGATATGGTTTGTTTAAAGAAATTATTTTTATTAGTATTGCCTTGTTTTACATATACTATACTACTAGCGTCTATATTTCCAATTCTAGAAAGTACTAGCGTATATTCATCTACAAAACTAACATTATATACGCCATTTGAAGAGCCAGTTGCAGGAAGTCCGTTTGTTTGTCTCGTTCCATTTTTAATTAAAACAGTATCGTTCATTCCAATTACTACCCCATCGATGTTATATGTTACGCCACCTGGTACTGGTATGGTTGTTACATATGTAAGGGTATCTGAAAAATTATATATTACTGAACCAAGCCTACCAGTAGTTGCTACATCAACTTCTGTAATACTATATTTTAAAAATCTTTCAGAAAATTCAGAAACAACCGATGATGTAATTGCCGGGCAAGTTGCTTCACTTAACCAATATGGAGAAGATGCTGTAATATATTCACTACCGGATAATACTAAATATTCATGAGAATATGCAACGCCATCATATTTATCAGCTGTTGATGCCGTTAAATATATTTGCCATTGATCATCATCTTCAGCTACTATTTCTAATATTTTACCATCAATTGATCCGGTAAATTGCAAATAATCTCCAACTGCTGATATTTTAGTTTGATCTATAATTGTTGTGTATGCAACATTTTCTCTAGATATTACTGGCAGTATTGTTTGTTTATTTCGTTCTAATATGTTAGGTTGAATTAAAACACCAGTCATTTTATTAACACGTGCTGGCAATACTTGTTCTAATTGTTTGAAAAATGATAAATCAAACAACGTAAACATGCGTATATATGCATTGATATCATTACGCGTTTCATATTTCTTCCAATATCCCTGTGCTATACGAATTAAATCAGGATATTCAGTTTCTGATTTTTCTCCTGGATCTCCAATATATTCATCTAATGCAGTAAATCCCAATTGTGCAATGATATCTTCATCAATCATTGTTTGAGGTGAAAAATATACTCCTAATTTTTTGCTATCTAATGGAGCTCGATCAAATTGACTTCGTTCGGCTCTAGTTTTTACATCTAATGCACCAACTAACTCATTTTCTTCAATTCGAATTTTATTGTCATCAAATGTTCCTGCTCCTAATGATATTGCATCATAATAATATGTTTCTTCAATTGAATCATATGGTATATTATTAGTCCAACTCGTAAATGATGCTGATATGCTAGATGACATTGGTTGCACACCATATAAACTTGATGTTGCAGCATGGTCAATTCGTTGTGTTAATGGTAATCTAAATAATAACTCATCATATGCATCTACATTACCATCATATGCTGCCGGAGCTTTAACGTGATTATTAAATGCAGAATCTTGTAAACTAGAAGACCAAAAACGCAATTCTTGAAGTTGTCCTACTAATCTACTTCCTCCAGATGTGCCACCTAATATCGCATTAAAAGTACCAATTGATTGAAATGCCGCACCTGGTTCACTAGCAGATACAGCGGCAACAATTTTGCCATATTTTGATTTTTTTACAATTAAATCTAAATCACTACCATTATTTCTTATTAATAATGATACCCAGTCTCCATTAAAAACAGATATAGGTTCTGTTTGGTTACCGCCATTAATTGAAAATACGCCTTGATCTCCACTAATAAAATCTAGTATAATGCGATTTCCGCCAATATACATGACGTTCATTGAATTTGGGATATATGGATTATCTAACACATTATCTACGCGTAAACGAAGTTCAACTGCGTTTAACGGCAGGTTATTATAGTTTACGGTAACTAAACCTGATGTATTTCCTATTAAATCTAAAGCATAATCAAAATTCAATTTTTCATATACAGGTGGACGTTCAATTCTAGGTCCGCCATATTCGTTAATTGATATCATTGATTGCGGAATACCATAACATGATAACAATGCTTGTATACTGCGTTTAGTTCCTTTAGATTTTAACAAGTATGGTAAATTGTTAACGATGCGACGCCATATGGCATAAGTACGATCTTTAGCCGGTGTTGAAGTTCCATTAATTGAATTCGAACCAGTTTCAGGAGCTCCTGTTTCAGAAACACCTAATACATATGACCATAATTCTTGCTGTTTATTACCTTCAACTAAATTCCACCCAAATTGTTTAGCTACAGAATACAACAATTCATTTGGCATACCCAATTTAGGATTTTCATCTCGTTTTTGAATTGTTAGCATTCCTCGAATATATGTATAAAGAATGTCATAATGTTGTGCTAACATTTTCACAAACGTCATCATTGATATGTTCGAAGAATCAAAACGTATATATTCTGGTATAGCATATTCTAATGAATTCAAATTAAATGAATCATACAATGATGCAGATTCAAATAAATTATCATACCATGAAGAAAATTGACTGCTAGTAACTGGATATAAAACATATGGATATGCTGAGCCTGATTTAGGTGCTGGTGTTATATAACTACCAGTTAAATCTGCAATAATATATGTTTCTGATGCAATTGGATTTGATGTCTCAACATATGATGCTGATTGATAGTATAGATATTTTTCAAATCCATCAAATCCACTAACTAAATTAGTTTTATATGTTTCATATTCTTGTTGATTTGATTGTGCCGCTGAACCAGAAATTCCTGAAATAACAAGACTCTGAGATGTATAATATTCTAGCAATGAAAGTTTAAATTTAAAATTCTTTAAACGTTCTGTTGCTGAGCTATAAAAAACAAAGTTATTGAAATCAGAATAATCTAGATTTAAATCAACACCTTGCAAACTACCAGAAAAATATGAATCTATAATTTGCTGTGATGTTTGAGTTGATGATCCTAATAATTCAGACCATGTTTTAAAATCAGTTTCAGATGATAATGATACATCTGTACGAGCTTCCCAATTTGGATTAGATAATGTTCTAAACGTTTTTTGTACTTGTGCTGCTATAATTGAAATTAAATCAATATATGGATCTTTTTGTTCTTCAACAACCCAACACTTAAAATCTACATCAATATCAGCTGGTAATTCGGATTCTAATTTAACGTATAAATATTCTCCTATTACAACACTATTAATAAATGATATGCAGTTATTTCTGCTAAAATTTAACAAGTATGTTTTAAAATATGTATCCGATGTTTGGTTTACATTTCCAGCAAAACTAGTAATTTGTCGTAAAAATTCCGGATCATCTTCATCTATAGCTCGTAAACGAATTTCTTTACGATCTGGTGAAATTTCATCAATACGTAAATGTTGTTTTTCGTAATTACCTATAAGATTTACAAAGAAATTAACAACTATACGAAACTGTCCTGATGTTAATTTTAATGATTCAAGTTGTTTATATAAATCAATTGCAACTGGTTGAGCTGGAAATTCAATGCGTCGTTTTGTTACGTTATCTTGATATGCTGGAATTTTAGATTGAATTGAAACTTTATGATTTCCTGTTAACCAAGTATCATCAGCATATACATGCAATTCAATTCGTTGCAGTTCATTTTGCTTGGTAATATCAGTATTGAAATATATAGATTCTTCAGCATCAAAACTTAAAAAATCTGTTTTACTTCTAGAAAACCGTTCTGCAGAAATACTGCCCGAAGCCGTTTTAATTTGGTCGATATTTTTATATTGCGTTAACATTATCCTAAAATTCCATACTTATCAGTATATTCTTGAGCAAGTGCGTAATAATTTGGATCGCTTTTGAATCTAAAAATATTTGATCCAGGAAATTTTGCTCCTATTTCAATTGCGGTAC